GGCGTCGTTGAAAGAGTCGGCCAAGCCTGTGACCAAGCCCTGGGCGGCGGCTTGCTTACCGGAGAAGACCTGGCCTTCCATGGCCTCGGCCTTCACCATCTTTCGCTTCATGTTCACGGCTCCCTGGCTGACACGATCAGTGAACACCGCACCTTGGTCAGTCGGGCGCGTGGTGTCTGGCAGGCCGCTATGGAAGGGGGCGACCCTAACCAGGGGAAGTACCAGTCGAGTTATAACGCCTCACTGAAGACCCTCGTCGCCCTCGAGGAAGAGCAGGAGCGTCGTCTCATCCTGACCAAGGATTACATCTCCGCCAAGGAAGCGACCGAGGCCATGCGCGAGATGACGGCTGGCATCGTCAACCGCCTCGACAAGCTGGCCCTCGACGTGGCCGAAGGGTGCAACCCCGAGAACCCCGCGAAGGCCGTGAAGGTGCTCGAGGCTTGGGTGCGCCGCGTGAAGGCCGACCTTTCGACTCATGACGAAGCGTAAGCCAAAGTCTAAACGCAAGCCGATGCCCAAGCCGACAGTCCGGCATAAGGACAAACGCATCACTTGGTCGAAGGCATCTGATCGCCTGCACCGATACCTGGTCAAACACGGCTTGTATGAATAAAGCCGACCTACTCCGCGTAGGCCGTGACGTGCTGCGTCCGTCAGACTCGGGCGACGTCGTCGAGTGGCTCGAGGACAACGTGCACGCCATCCCCGACTCGCCGATGCCCGGGCCGTTCCGTTCCGAGCGCACGCCGTGGGTGGCCGAGGCCCTACGCATCGCCGCCGATCCCGAGACGAAACTCCTCACCGTCCTTGCGAGCATCCAGTCCGGCAAGTCCCTCTTTGCGCGCCTGCTCACCTGTCACATCATCGCCAACGCTCCTGGGCCGACGATGGTGCTTCAGGCCACCGACCCCGAGGCCAAGGACTTCGCCCTGCGTTACCTCCGCCCAGTCTGGAACAACTGCCCGCCGGTGAAGGCGCGTCTCTCGGGCGACGACCTCGACCGCTCGACGACGGCGGACTTCGACCGCATGACGCTTTACTGCCGCGGCATCTGGAACGAGGCTAACCTTCAGCGCCTGTCCCTGCGTTACACCATCGCCGACGAGTGCTGGATGGCGCCGCCCGGACACTTGGCCGAACTGAGCGCGCGCGTGACGGCGTTCGGATGGATGGGCAAACGCATCTTCCTATCCCAGGGCGGACGGGCTGGTCAGGAGTTCCATCAGCTGCACGAGACGACCGACCAACGGGACTGGAATATGCGTTGCCCCAAATGCGACACGCTCCAGCCATGGGTCTGGGAGCAGGTCAGGCTGCCTCTCGACGCGAAGGCCACCGGCACATGGGACTTGCACAAGGTCAGCGTCGGCACGACCTACGAGTGCGCGGCCTGCCGCACGCTGCTGCCTGACACGAACGCAAGCCGACTAGAGGCTAACGCTCGCGGAACCTTCGTCGCTACGTCGGTCGCCGCCAACTCCGGGCACATCGGCCTGCACTGGAACAGCCTTGCGACGATGAGCTGGGGCGAGTTGGGCGTGCTGATGCTCAAGGCCAAGGAGTCCGTCGACCAATACGGAGACGAAGAGCCGCGGCGCATCTTTAAGCAGAAGCGGCTGGCCATGCCCTGGAGCGAAGAGGGCGGCGAGATTACCGCCCTAGCCGAGGCCGCGAACTACAAGATGGCCGAACCTTGGGACGCCGAGGCCGCGATCACCCCGAAGGCCCGCGTAGTCGAGCAGAAGGACGCCGTGCCCGGGAGCATCCCTTTCCGCACGATGGGGGTCGACGTCCAGCGTGGCCACTTCTGGGTGACTGTCCGCCGATGGGCCAAGACCGGGCATAGCCGTCTGATGGCCTTCGCCCGCATCGACTCATGGGGCAACGTCGAAGCGTTCGCCAAACAGCACGGCGTCCATCATGCCATGGTGCTCGTCGACTCAGGCGACAACACGACCGAGGTCTACCGCGAGACCGCCAAGCGCAACTGGAAGACCGCCAAGGGCTCCGGCTCCGACGACTTCGCGGTCACCGACAAGTCCGGCAACACGACCCGCCGCTTCTATTCCGAGAAGCAGTCCATCGTCGTCCCTGGCATCCCGCAGCGCGCCATCCTGATCGTCCACTCGGCCACCGCCGGCAAAGACCTCCTGCACGGCCTGCGGGCTCGCCGCGTCTGGACCTATGCGCTGGACGCCACCCCTGAGTACGTCGAGCAGCTGAGCGCCGAAGTCCGCGTAAAGGACAAGCGGACGGGCAAGCCCATGTGGATACTTCCCCAGGGCAAGCGCGATAACCATGCTCTCGATACTGAAATCTTAGCGCTTTTGGCCGCCGTCCGCTGGGGTATCGCCGGGCGGGAAACTGCCGAAACCGACTTGCAACCGTCATGACCCTTGGCACGCTATATGCAAGGGTGCGTCGTTTAGTGTCGTGGGAGGAAGAGACTCATGGCGTGGGCTGGGCGGCGCACCCCCCTTTTAACTTCCATTCTCGGCAAGTTTAAATGGCCTCTGGACTCTTTATCGGACTTACGGAGTGCGAACTCCTAGACATCAAAGCCAAGGCGGTCGCCATGATCACCGAAGGTAAGACCCTGATGTCCTACTCCGACTCCGGCTCGTCCGCGTCCAAGCAGTTCGCCATGCCTCCGAAGGAGATGCTCGCCGAGGCCATGTTCGCCCTATCCCGCCTCGACCCTTCGACCTACGGCGCTCGTCGCACGATCATCTCGACCGACTGGCAGAACCGTCAGGACTAATTTCCATGGCCATCCGCAAGAAGATTAAGACCGTCAGCCTGCGTCCTAAGACGCCCAAGGCTACGCCCTCCGCCCCGCAGCCGCAGGCTTCCTACGGCGATTGGCAGAGCATCGGCGTGACGCGTGCCCGCCGAGCGGCCTACGGCGCCGAACCGCGCGACCTCCGCCGTGACCTGACCCCTTACGACCGCCTGACGATGGTACGCAAGTGCCGCTGGGCCGAGCGTAACTCCGGGCTGTTCAAGCAAATCCTTGCGGACATCTGCCTCTACACCGTGGGCGACGGCATCAAGCCCCAGAGCCACGCGTCGACCCCTGAAATGCAGGAACGCTACGAGGCTTACTTCGCCGAGAAGGCCAAGCGCATCGACATCACGAACCGCTTCTCGTTCTACCAGGCTCAGTCCATCCTTCTCCGCGGCATGATCCGCGACGGTGACTCCTTCGCCGCCAAGGTGCGTAACGGCGCCGGTGAAGCGAAACTCCAGCTGATGGAAGCCCACCGCGTAGGCGACCCTCTCGAAGGCAAGGTGCCCGAGGGTATGCACGACGGCATCCAGTTCGGTCCGTATGGCGAATATATCGCCGTGAACATCTACCGCTCCGACGGCTCGTCCCGCCAAATCCTCGCTCAGTCGATGATGATGGTGGTCGACCAGGAGTACGCATCCGGCGCCCGTGGCGTGCCCCTGCTCCAGCACAGCATCAACAGCATTCAGGACGAGATGGAAATCTTGGCCCTCGAGAAGCAGGCCGTGAAGGACAACGGAGACGTGACCCGCATCATCAAGAAGGCGGGCGGCATCCTCGACGGCGACATGGCCAACGAACTCGGCGCGACGGGTGCCGGTTCCTACTCCAACCTCGCCAACACGATGGGCGGCAAACTCATCGCCCTTGAGCCCGGGGAGGACATGACGTCCTTCCAGAGCAACCGTCCGAACGCCACCTTCACCGGCTTCCTCGCGGCCCTCGAACGCGACATCTCCCAGGGCGTGCTGCCTTACGAGTTCGTCGGCGACTCGTCCAAGCTCGGCGGCGCCACTGTGCGCCTCATCACGGCCAAGGCTGGCCGCGTCTTCTCGAAGTATCAGACCATCATGATCGAAAACTTCTGCGTTCCGACGTGGGGTTACATCATCGGCCAAGGCATCGCCGCTGGCGAACTGCCCGACGACCCGGACTGGAACCGCGTCTCATGGACGACCCCGAAGAGCGTGACCGTCGACGCTGGCCGCGAAGCCGCGAACGACCGTGCCGACGTCGAGATGGGCCTCCTGTCCATGTCCGAACTCTACGCCCAGCGCGGCCTAGACTTCCGCACCGAGATGGCCAAGCGGGCCTCCGATATGGTCCACATCAAGGACTTGGCCGCTCAATACGGCATCCCGTTTGAACTGCTGTTCCGTCCGTCCAACACCCCGGTCGGCACGATCAGCGGAGACGTCGAGGAAGGCCCCGAGTCCCCCGAGATGGAGGACGAAGGCGAGGACGAACCCGCCGACCTCGAAGAACCCGAATCCGAAGACGAACCCAATTCCTAACTTTATGCGTTTCCTCACCAACGGACTGTCGGGCCGCGAGCCCCTTCTCATCGACCCGACCAAGGCGAAAGACCACGCGGTCCTCGCCGAGAAGTTCGGCTTCACCGATATGCTCGCGCAGCTCTTCGGCGTGGCCCCCAAGCCCTACGTCGTGGACGGCATCGGCATCATCCCGGTCGTCGGCGTGATTGGCAAGGGCCTGTCGCCGCTCGAAAAGATGATGGGCGCCGTGGACGTTAACGAAATCTCCGAGGCTCTGGACGCGTTCGCCGCCAGCCCCGATGTCGAGAAGGTCGCCCTGCAAATCTCTTCCCCTGGTGGCACGGTCACCGGCGTCGAAGAACTCGCCAACAAGGTCCGCTCCTTCGGCAAGCCGACCCTCGCCTATACCGACTCCGAGATGGCGTCCGCGGCCTATTGGATTGGTTCGGCTGCTGACCGCGTCGTCGCCAGCCCCTCTAGCACTGTCGGCTCTATCGGCGTCTACATGGCCATTCCTGACTACTCTGAAGCCGCCAAGATGGCTGGTATTAAGATGGTCGTCATCAAGTCCGGCAAGTTCAAGGGCGCCGGCATCGAAGGCACGTCCCTCGACGAAGGCCAACTCGGCAACCTCCAAGAGGGCGTCGACACGATCCACGCCGAGTTCAAGGAAGCCGTGAACATGAAGCGAAAGATGGTGAAGGCCGAGGCCATGGAAGGCCAGGTCTTCTCCGGCAAGCAGGCCGCCGCCCAGGGCTTGGTCACAGGCTTGGCCGACTCTTTCAACGACGCCCTGCGTTCGTTCTAATTCCATTCCCAGCAAACATAAGATGACCATCGAAGAACAGCTGCTCGCCGCCACCGCCGCCGTTTCTGGCCTCACCGCCGAACGCGACGACCTCCGCACCACTGTGGAAAAGATGACGGTCGGCGTCTCTGCCGAACTCGAAAGCCTCAAGGTCGAAGCCGCGTCCAAGGACGCCAAGCTCGCCGAACTGACCGCCGCCCTCGAAGTGGCCGTCAAGGAGTCCGAGTCCTTCAAGGCCCTCGTCGCCGAACACGAAGCCACCAAGGTCAGCGCCTCCAAGGAAGCCGCCAAGATCGTGGCCTCCGTCGGCGTCTCCCCGGTCGAACTCAGCCCCGCGGATGGCAAGCCCACCGCCGAAGCCGTCGACCACCTCGCCACCTTCATGTCCCTGCCGGTCGGCTCCAAGGAGCGTAACGAATACTTCGCCGCTCATAAGCACGCCATCATCAAGGCCTGCATCTAATTTCCCTCAACCCTCACCCTATCCTAACACATCATGGCTAACTCCATCGCAGTCGCTCCCAGCATCCTCGCTGAAAGCGTCATCGCTTCCCTCAAGGGCAAGCTCCCGGCCCTCCGCGCCTTCTCGTCCGTCTTCACCGCTGCCGAATCCGGCGCCGGCAAGACGGTCCAGGTTCCGCTGATCGGCACCTCCACCGCCACCGAGTTCTCGACCGGCGGCTACCTCACCCAGGACGACGCGACGATCACCGCCGCCAACGTCACCCTCAAGCACTTCAAGGTGTCGAGCCGCTTCTCGCCCCTCGACGTCAAGATGTATGGCGCTCAGTTCCTCTCGAACGCCTTCGTCCCGACCGCCGCCAACGCCCTCGCTGAAAAGTGCCTGGCTGAAATCGGCGCGCTCATCACCGTCGCGAACTTCGCTTCTGGCACGAACACCGGCGCTGGCCTGACCTACGCTGAAGTCGTCGCCTCCAAGGGCGTGCTCGACGCCGCCAAGGCCGCTGAACCCCGCGCGTTCATCCTGAACCCGACCTACGCTAACGGCCTTCTCGCCGACGCTACCATCATCGGTAACTCCGTCCTCGGTGCTGGCATCCTGACCTCCGGCCAGATCGGCACCCTTGCTGGCGCCTCGGTCTACCAGTGGAACAGCCTCCCTGCCAACGCGGAAAGCCTCGCTGGCTTCTCGTGCGGCGCTGACGCCATCGCTGTCGCCTCGGCCCTCCCGATGTCCGAAATCCCGGGCTTCGAAGTCGCCAACGCTGTCGACGCCGACACCGGCCTCGGCGTCCAGGTCCTCATGGGCCAGGAGCAGTCCGGCTACTACAACGTCACCGCCACGCTGCTCTTCGGTGCCGCTGTCGGTCGCGCGACCTCGCTCAACCGCCTCACCACGGCCTAATCAGCCGCCGCAAGGCAAACCGAAAGGGCTCCGCAAGGGGCCCTTTTTTTGTGCCCCCTACCAATCCGGGCAAGTATAGGATGAGCCTCTACGGAACCGAGTTTCTCAACGACGCCAAAGAGATGGTGGCGGACTTCGGCGTGGCCGGGTCGGCCAACTCTGGGGCCATCACCTTCTCCTGCCTCATCTCCGACCCCGCTGTCCAGACCGTCCTCGAAGCAGGGGGGTATATGGAGCGGACCCAGTACTCGGTCAGGCTCCCCGCTGTAACGGCCTCCTGGAGCCAGCCAGACGGGTCTATTGGGGCATCGGCGGCCCTACTGTCGGCAGGGGTGCCTATCGCCAGCCTTGCCCAGGGGAAGAAGATTGTGGCCGGCGGGAAGACCGTCCGCATCACGACCCAGACCTACAAGCCCGGGTCGGCATGGATCACGCTCGTCGTCATCGACGATAACCAGTAACCCCTGTGGTCACCGTAAGCATTACGCCTGACTCCCAGGCTAAGTTTCTTGCGGCCCTCAAGCGCTTTGCCAAGAAGACCGGGCAAACCCTACGCGACGCCTGCCTAGAACAAGCTGCGCTGGCCTGCCAAGACGCGGCGACCTTTACACCCCCGCTGGCCAAGGGAGGCGGCAAGGGCCTATCCAAGGCCGCAGAGATGGCCGGCGAAGATGCCGTAGCCGGCGACATCAAGAAGATGTTTGTCTCGGCTAATGACCGCTACTCAAGGAATGCGGCCAACGTCTTGGCCACCAACCTGGCTTACGCCACTAGGAATAACGACATCGGCATGTTTAACAAGCTGATCGGTGGCGGCTCCATGAAAGCGCTCAAAAGCCTTTCTCCAATCTTGCAGAGGATAGCCAATGACCAGGACTATGACCGGGCGTTCAAGAAGGCTAAGAACTATCTGAACCGAGCCGAAATCGTCCTAAGCGATTACGGAACCATCGGGTTTGTCTTCAATATCCGGCCGGTCCATAATGAAATCAAAGGCAAGTTCGGAGGCCGCATCAAAAAGAATGTCCGACCAGTCAAAAAGAAGCTGCTCGTCGAGACCACTGCCGAACTCAAGGACTACATCCGCGAACGCCAGGAGATGGTCGGCCGCATCAAGTCTGGCTGGGCCTCCGCCCTGCGCTCCCTGCCTAAGCCTGTCATCAATGGCATCCCCAAGAACTTCGGCGTCGGCCTGCTTAGCGTTGCTTGGATCAACAAGCACACCAGCGTCCAGGGGAAGAACACCGTATCGGCGACCGAAAAGAACGTCGACGTTAGCGTCACGAACATCCTCGGTAATATAGCGAACATCGCCACCGATGCGAGCGTGCTAGACTTGGTCTACGCCAACCGCGTCAGGCAGATGAGGGCACGCGTGAAAGAGCATCTCGGGAAAACCATCGACGAAGCCAACAGCAAATAACCTTTATGGGAACCAAATCCATCCGCCACATCGTAGAGGCCACCTTGGCCACCTACCTCTCCACCCAGACCGGGCTGACCTCCGTGGCCTTCCTGACGGGCGACAGCGCCGCGACCCAGACCCTGCCCAAGGCCGTGGTCCTCTGCGAGTCCGCCCGCAGCCCTGCCGACCTCCCCGAGGGCGAAGGCAACTTCAGCTGCTCGGTCCGTATCACCCTCTTCTCGAACGCCGACGACACGACCCTCGCCGATCACCGCGCCCGCTGCGCCGCCCTGTCCGGCAATATGCGCGACCTGACCAGCATCAAGGCGGCCTTCGTCACCTCGACCGACGCGGCCTGTTACGACGTCACGATGCAGTCCGAAGACGAAGGCATCGACGAGCGCTCCTGGGCGACTTCCTTCTCGTTTGACGTGCTGGTGGTCCTGCCCGCCTAAGCCAATTCCAAAGCCTGCAATTACAAATGGCCGCCATCTCCACCGGAACGACCTGCATCTACGGAATTGCGGGCACTGTCACGAACCTCTTCGTCCAGAGCTACAGCCTGTCGTCCTCTTTCAACGCTGACGTCACCGTGGTCGACGAGACGGGCATCACCAAGACCCACCGCATGGACGACCGCAAAAGTGAGATCACGGTCGAAGGCATCGCCAAGACCTCCACGATGCCGGTGCTCGGTGGCACCTTGGCCTTCACGGTCAACACCGCCTCCGCCTATCCCGCTGGCTCGGCTTCGGTTTCCTTCTCTGGCGTGATTACCAAGATTGACGACAAGGGCTCCAATAAGGGCTTCACCGCTGTCACAATCACGGCCATCGATTACGAAGGCATTACCCTTGCGTAATTGACACCCCCGAAAGGGGGACAGTCTAGAGGACAGTGGACCGTCGCTTCCTCAACGCCTACGTCGACCCGGCTCCTTTCAGGATTCTGGGTCGAACTCTTTACCCCTGGTGCCTCAAGTATCGGGTGCGTCTGATGGCCTTTGACTCCCCGCTGGTCACCGGCTCCCGCGGCATCACCCCTGCGGACCTTATCTTTGCCTGCCAAGTATGCGCCGAAGAACAACTAGGTGACATCGGCTGGATGGATAAACTTCGCATACTCAGCTTAAATCGTCACCCCGCCAAGTTCGAGCGCCTGCTGGAAGCCTTCGCCGGTTATATCCTCGTTCAAGACTGGCCGAAGTTCTGGGAGCAGACCAAGACCAAGTCAGGGGGCGGCGACAAGGGAGTGCCTTGGCCGCTGTCCATCGTGGCCAACATGATTGCGTCTGGCATCCCAGAGCAGCGGGCGTGGGAGATGCCGGAGTGTCAGGCCATCTGGCTTAACTCCGCCCTGGCTATCCGTAAGGGTGCTGACGTCTCGATCATGTCGCCCGAGGAAGAGGCCTTCATGGCCGAGGAGGAGGCCAAGGAGGCCGCGGCGGCTGCTTCCAATCCTGCAAAGGAAAGCACCCCCTGACATGGCCCAAGACCTGACAGTCAACATCAAGACGACCTCCGAAGTCCCGCAAGCGATGGACAAGGCCAAGGCCGCCACCGTGTCCTTTGGCAAACAGGTCGAGGACATCCAGAAGAAGTTCAGCACGGCGTTCAAGGACATCGCTTTTGCTTTTGTTGCCCCGCTCGTCCTGCTGAACACTGCGATTAATTTCATCTCATCGGCCATCGAGAAGCGCAAGCAGGACATCAAGGAGGCCTATGATTTTGCGGTCCGTGCAGAGTCTAAGTATCTAGACTCAGAAACGGTCGTCCTAGCAAAGACACGCGCTGCAAAAGAACAGGACGAAAAAGAGCGCGAGATGGCAAAGACCGCCAAGCTTACTGAGTACGCTAAGTTCCTTGAGCAGCCAGGTATGCGTGACAAGGTCGCTGATGAAATCGGGGGCTTTCGAGGTTTCCGAATCAAGTACGCCCTCGACGCAAACTCAGCCGAGGCCCTAGCGAAGGATCCTGATGTTCAGTCGGTCATTGCCAAGATGCTTGCTCCTGCCATCGCGGCCAGCAAAAAGGCCTCGGAAATTGCATCAGAACCTAAAAAGGCAGCGGACTTCAAAGGCCCCGAAGGCTTCGGCAACGTGATCGGCGTCGGACCTAACCCGGTCATGGAGGCCATGGCCCGGCAGATTGAAATCCAAGAGGAGCAGCTCGCCGAGCTGAAGAAGATTTCGGGCACCGACAACGCTGTCCCCACAGACTTCACCAAAACCCCTTCCAAATAAACCATGGCTATCGTCAAAACAGGCAACGCACTTGCCAGCCCTCAACTTCAGCCAGGGGCTAAGTTCACGCAGGACGGATACGGACTGACGGTCGGCACGCTGACCTTCAAGGTAGACAAGACCGGCTCGTCCGCGTCTTTCTATCGCGGCGCCTCTTGCCCGATTACCGCCTTCAGTTACTGCAAGATGCACAAGGCTTCCGTGGACATCGGAGCCCTCGACCTAGACACATGGACGGCTGAGTATGTTGGCATCGCCGGAGGCTCTGCGACGACCGAGCCTCAGATCACCGGCTCGCAGGGCCTGACCTCTGAGCACATCACGACCCACCCGAACTTCTTTGAGGTCGCCACCGCGCTTGGCTTTTCAGGCTCTCCGATTGCGGGCGTTGGCACTGGTTCGATTGCGACCCCTGCTTACCCTTTGGTCGCCGGAACGAACCCTGCGGAATACGCTGGCAACAACGGCGCAACCTTTGAGGCCGCAGTTGGCCGGAAGTTCCTCGGGTTCAAGAAGTCCGAGTTCAAGGACTTCTACGGCAAGACCAACTACCTTGCCCCGCAGTGTTCAATCTCTGGCATCTTCTACACGACCACTGCTTCTATCGTAAACGACCACCGTAACGCGGTCGGCAAGACGTCTGGCAATGGCACCTTCGCCGGCAAGAAACTCGTCCCCGACTACATGGGAACTTCCTTCACGATCAGCGGAAAAAACCAACTGCTCCTGGCTCAGGTGTCCTTCGAGGACTTCGGCCTGCTCTACAAGGTCCAGTATGAGTTGCGCTTTAACCGCGAGGGCTACGTAGCCAGCGTCTACGCTGCCGCCTAATGAAGATCCAACCCGGAGTCGGCTATAACTTCGACTCGTCCTCGCACGGCTTCACGCTGGACACGTCCGACCCGTTCCCGTCCGCCACTAACTCTTCGCCTGATCACCCGTTCAAGGTCAAGATTGTCGCAGTCGTCAGCGGCGCCATCCGCTTTCAGGTTATTACCGGGACGCTGAACAACCTGGTCCCAGAGATGGACGATGTCATCGGTGGCGTCGAGAAGCTGCTGGACAGCACGACATCCGGCGTCCCTACGCCTCCCACGAATGTCCTGACGTTCAACACCTCGACCAAGGAGTCTTGGGTCTATCTCCGAGCCGGTCCCGAGGCTGCGTCGCCTTACGCCTTCCCGGACCCGAACATCTCGAACACCCCTTACCCGAAGGTTATCTCGTCAGATGTCGAACTGACGGACACCGACACAAATGGCTATGTCCTGCTTGCCAAGGTAGACGTGGACAACGTCTCGGCCCCGACCGTCTGGACCTTGCATCAGTATGTCAACGGCTCCCTCTGGGGTGACCGCGTAAAGGTCAACGGGGTTACCGCCAAATACTACTACGCCCGCATCTGATGGGCGTCCTGATCGGAGCAACGGAAGCCAACTCCACTTGGGGTCGCAACCGCACGCCCATCTTCAGCACCTACTTCGGCATTTCTGGCGGAGTCCATAACAACGTCGCGACTGACGGCTGGGCCTCAGAGGCCAACACCTTCTTCCGCTGCGCTCAGTGGTGGAACTTTGTCACTTGGACGGACTCGGGCGGCATCCTCCAGACAGGCTATCAAGGCCCCCTCGCATTTCCTGGCTCACCTTTCCCTGCCTCGTCTGCCTTCTATGTCGGCGCCTATAACACCGACCCGGCAGAGACCTATGCCCCGAACTACCTCGACGACGTGGAGGTCCAAGCGACATGGGTAGGTCGGGACGTGGTCATTGACGCGACGACCTACACGATGGCCTACTCGGCGCTCAACGGCGTCACCGGGTCTTTCCAGACGATCACGAGCTCGACGGACGTGGTTTCCTTCGACCTTTAACCCCCCCCTTCCAATCGGGGCAAGGTTAAGACCCGATGAGCTGCACTAATCAAGTAACCGTCTCGCAGGGTAACACCTTCGCCTGCACCTTTACCTGGACGCCCGGGGCGACGGGTCCGGCCAACCTCCTTGCCACGACCATCAGCTCGTCCCTCGAAGACCGCCAAGGCAACGTCTACGCGATGACGGTGACCAAGGCCGGCGACGGCCTGTCCTTCACGGTGACCTACCCGGGCTCGACCGCTGACTGGGCTATCGGCCTCGGCAAGTGGGACATCAAATTCGCCTTTTCTGGCTCGAGCATCAGCCGCTCCGAAATTTTCCGCGTCAACGTCATCGACTCCGTTACGGCCTAACCGATGCCCGACGCGATCATCACTTCTACGGAGAGCACCTTCGGGACTATCTCCGGCACGTTCGCAGCCGACCAGTCCACGGTCACTGGAACCATCACTGGCATCATCACGGGCACTCTGGACGGATCGGTCGGCGTCCCTGGCTTGGGCGTTCCTGACGGCGGCACGACCGGGCAGGTGCTCCAGAAGGCGACCAACACCTCCTACGATACCGTCTGGGCGACCCCTTCGGGTGGCGCGTGGGGCACCATCACGGGCACCCTCTCCAACCAGACCGACCTCCAGACGGCGCTGAACCTCAAAGCCCCGCTGGCCTCCCCTGCCCTGACTGGCGTCCCGACCGCCCCCACGGCGGCTACCCTGACCTCGACGACCCAACTGGCGACCACCGCCTTCGTCCAGCAGGAGCTCCTCTCCGGCACGGCCAACGCCCGCAACCTCGAGGTCTACGTCCGCAACCAGACCGGCTCGACCATCCCTGCTGGCTCCATCGTCTACATCAACGGCGCCACGGGTAACCGCCCGACGATCACGCTGGCCCAGGCTAACAATGACGCGAACTCCGCTCAGACCTTCGGCTTCGTCAAGACCGCTATCGCGAACAACGGCTTCGGCTTCGTCATCGTGCGCGGCGAATTGGAGAACGTCGACACCTCGGCGCTGACCGAAGGCGTGCAGCTGTACCTCTCCCCGACGACCGCCGGCACTTGGACGACCTCCAAGCCGTCCGCCCCCCAGCACCTCGTCTACGTCGGTATCGTCGTCCGCGCTCACCCTACTCAGGGCGTCATCCTGGTCGCCGTCCAGAACGGCTACGAACTCAACGAGCTGCACGACGTCCAGATCACCAGCCCGACCAACGGACAGGTGCTCAAGTATAACTCGTCGACCAGCCTCTGGTATAACGGCCTCGATGTGGGCATCCCGGTCGGCGGCACGGCGGGGCAGTTCCTGACCAAGATTGACGGCACGGACTACAACACCGACTGGACGACGGTCAACCTGTCGGTCTACGCGGTCAAGTCGAACAACCTCTCCGACCTGACCAGCGCCTCGACGGCCCGGACTAACCTCGGGCTTGGCACGATGGCTACGGCCACGGCTGCGGACTACTCGACCACGACTGTCGCCAACGGACTTTACTACCCTCTCAGCACGAACCCGGCGGGATACCTGACCAGCGCAAGCCTCACCGGCTACGCAACGGAGTCCTGGGTGACGGCTGGATTCTACCCCCTCACGGGCAACCCTTCGGGCTTCATCACGTCTTCGGCGCTGACGCCCTACCTGACCTCGGCGACCGCGGCCTCGACCTATCAGACCCTGTCGGGCATGAGCTCGTATCTGACGACCAGCACGGCGGCCTCGACCTACGCAACAAAGGCTTCTCCGACCTTCACTGGCCTTTCGGTTTTCAACAACCCGGGCAACTATGCCATCAGCATCGACAACAGCGCGGGCTACTACACGTCCATCTCGTCTGGTGTTTATTCCATAGTCAACGCCGCGGTCGAAGTCATTCGTCTTTCTGCTGGCGGCATCAAGTATCCCGACGGCGTCACCCAGTCCGTCGCCTACCCTGGCTCGACTGGCTTCCTGCTCAAGGCGGACAACCTGAGCGGTCTGGCGAACACGGCTACCGCTCGCACGAACCTTGGCCTCGGCACGATGGCGGTCGAGACGGCGAGCAACTACCTCACTACGGCCACGGCGGCGAGCACCTACTTCACGATCGCCAGCGCCGCGAACAAGGCCGACCTCGCCAGCCCTGCCCTGACGGGAACGCCCACCGCCCCGACGGCTGCCGCCGCCACCAACACCACGCAGATCGCGACCACGGCCTTCGTCACCACGGCGGACAACCTGAAGGCTAACCTCGCCAGCCCGACCTTCACCGGCGTTCCTGCCGCCCCGACGGCTACGGCTGGCACGAACACCACGCAGATCGCCACGACGGCCTTCGTGACTGCGGCGGTCCCGGCAATCGCTACCTTTGCCGAGTCGCAGCAGCTGACCTCGACGACGAAGGCGATGTCACCGTTTGACACTATCACAGCCATGATGACCGAGGGATACCGTCCGGCTCTTGGCATGACTGGCGGTAGCTCTGGAACTGGTGCCGGCGTCAACCCTATCATGCCGCAGTATATTGGCATAGGTGGGCCGAACTCTGGTGTGGCTGGCAGTTGCCATGCTGTCACCAATACTGCCGGGGGTTATATCACAGGCGTAGACCCGGTGAGTATTAAGTTCAACAAACCCATCTGGCTGTCGGGCTCTTTCCGCATAAATGTTGCAGGAGACTCTAATAACGACTTTAAGGCTTACATTGGCACTTCGATGCTAAACGGCAACGACCCAACCGGCCCCTCCATCGGATGGTACAGGCAGGGCGGCGCAAGTATGCCCATCAGCCTTATGGTGCACAATGGCACCACGCTGACAAAGGTCGCGTCTGCATCCTCGTATGGGTCGGGTTCGACCGCGGTGATCCGCTACATGGTTTACTCTGACGGGGCTGGCAACGTCACCCTATACATCAACGGAACATCCGTCGCTACGACTGCCCTCGGGCCGACTGGCTCTACCACGGCGGCGACGGCTCAATTCACTGCGTCTACTAGCTCGACCGCGTCTTCTACCGCTCGAGTTTACTTTGACCTGTACCATCCCAAAATCTTCATCGCTCCTCAATAATGATCACCTACCGCATCACCTGTATGTTCCAGGCTGAATGGAAGAACTTGTTCAAGGCGCTTTTCGGCGACAATCAACACTGCTACAGCGTGATAGATTACGACCACGCAATCTTCGGATTTGAAGACCCAGCAGTGACCCCCGCCGATCTCGGTCCCCTCGTCAAAGTCGAAGTAATTTCAAACCCATGATCACCCACCTCCTCGCCCTCCTCGTCGGCTTCGTCGCCGGTGCCCTCGTCTTCCGCAAGCACGCCGCGAAAGCCTCCGAACTGGAAGCCAAGGGCCGTCAGGCTCTCGACGCCCTCAAGGGCAAGTAAGCCGTGCGCCTGCTCCTGGTCATAGCCCTCGCGGCCCTGACCGGGTGCAGCCTGTTCCGCTCGTCGCCGGCGGACGTTCCCCTGCCTAAGCAGCCGGACGCCCCGACGACTCCTTCGGTCGTCCAGACCCTAGGCAAAGACCTCGACAAGACGGATCACCGCGTAGGCGCCGCGCTCGT